GATTTGCTACTGGTGATATTGTGCCTATGTCTGTTGGGTTATTACAACGAGCTTTAGAAGAGGCAGATATTGCTGATAAAGCGTTCCTAGTAATGACTGTGCATGACAGCGTAGTGCTTGACGTACCAGAAGATTTATTATATGATACTGCTGTAATTGCAAAGAATGTGTTAGAATCTGCACCTAGCAATATGAAGCGTATATTTGGAATTGATTTTCCATGTAAGTTGTCTGTTGGAGTAGAAGCAGGTAGTAATTGGCAAGATAAAACTGAACTAACTTTATAGGAACTATTATGTACATTATTGAAAACATCACCACTAAAGACGTAAACACTAAATTCGGTCCTAAACCTGCATACACTATCATCGCCAATGGCGAGAAGTTTTCGTATGGTTTTAAGAAGCCTACATTCGCTGTAGGTGACACTGTAGACTTTCAATTCACTGAGAGCACCTATGGTAAGCAAGTAGACGCTACATCAGTGCGTATGATAACCAAAGGCACTGGAGCACCTACTACTGCTACTGTAACTAGTGCACCTGCTAAGTCATATACACCTGCTACTAAAGTGTTTCCTATTCCACCGTTACATGGTGATCGTGCCATTGTTCGTCAGAACTCTATCACTAACGCTACTAAGCTTGTTTCAGATATGCAAGCTAAGTCTAAGTCAGAGATTGATGTAATGCTATTAGCTAACACCATTGTAGAAGTTGCTAAAGTGTTTGAAGCATATAGCTGCGGTGACAATGATGCTATGGCAGCAGAGTTGTTAGCTTCAGGAGAGTAAATGAAAACTATCGACACCTTAGTGTCTGATATGTACAAGTTGGTAGGAGGGGAACTATCCCCTTCTACTACTAACAATCAGGTGCAAGTAGATTATAGTAAATGGTTTAACAAAGAACCTAAAGTAAGAGAAGACAAAGTATTGTACTTCAGTGAGATAGGTACACCATGTCAGCGTAAACTATGGTTTAACTATAACCTTCCAGACAATACAGATAAGTATGATGGTAATACTCTGCTTAAATTCTTTTACGGAGACATCCTTGAAGAGCTTGCTTTGAATGTTGCAGAAGATGCAGGTCATAGCGTTACTAGTAAGCAAGATCGTGTTGTATACGACATTGGAGATGGTTGGATTGTTCGTGGAAGACTTGATGCTGTTATCGATGGTGTCGTAGTTGACGTTAAAAGTGTCACTAAATACTCTGAAGAGAAATTTAAACATGGATTAGTAGATGATCCATTTGGCTACTATCAACAATTAAACGGATATGCTACTGCTCTTAATAATAACTCTGCTGGTTTTCTTACTATTCAAAAAGAACTAGGACATGTAAACTACTATCCTATAGAAGTTAATAAGTCTTTGTTTAAGATGCAAGCAGAACATGCTGTTGAAACTGTTAGTGAACCTGATGTAACTACTATCAAACGACTTGATGTAGTGCCACAAAGTAAGACAAGTAAGAATACTAAGTTGTGCACTACGTGTGGCTATTGTCCGTACAAGAAAGAATGCTTCCCTGAGATGCGTACATTCTTATATAGCAATGGTCCTGAATTCCTAGTTGATGTAGTAGATACACCGAGAGTAATGGAGGTAGTATGAGAATACTAGTAATACCTGATTGCCAAGTCAAAGCAGGTGTACCACTAGAGCATTTAGATTGGGCAGGTAAGGCTATAGTTGATTACAAGCCTGATGTAGTGGTTAACTTAGGTGACTTTGCAGACATGCCTAGCTTGTCAACGCATGATACTAAAGGGAGTAAATACTTTGAAGGCTTACGCTATAAGACTGATGTTGAAGTTACGAGAGAGGCTATGGATAAGCTTCTTGCTCCTCTTAGAGAACTTCAAGCCAAGCAAAAACGAAATAAAGAAAAACAATATCGACCTAGGATGGTAATGCTATTAGGCAACCATGAAAATCGTATTGATAGAGCTGTAAATAACAACCCTACATTAGATGGTTTAATTAGTACAAAGGATTTAGGATATGAACGAGATTGGGAAGTATATAGTTTTCTCCATCCTGTATTCATTAACGGTGTGGGGTTTAATCACTACTGGCCTGTTGGTGCTATGGGGCGACCCGCTAGTAGCCCTGCTGCTATTATCTCTAAGTTGCATATGTCTTGTGTGGCAGGTCATCAACAAGGAAAACAAGTGGCTTACGGTAAACGTGCTGATGGGCAGTCTATATGTGCTATCATTAGTGGTAGCTATTATATGCATGATGAGAGTTATATGGACCAATTAAGCAATAAGCATTGGAGAGGGTTGGTAATATTAAATGAAGTAGAAGATGGACACTTTGATGAAATGTTTTTAAGTATTGAGTATTTGCGGAGGAAGTATGAAGTATCATGAAAAGCTTATTGCAGTGACTGAGTTTGTACAAGAGAATTTTTGTGATGCTGCAGATTTAGTTGAGGTGTTAGGGTTGTCAGTAGAAGATATTATTAAACTTCTACCTGATGTTTTAGTTGCTAATTATAATGAATTTTTTGACGATGATGACTACACTAAAGAAGAAACAAACGAAAGTTACGAAGAGTACATTAGAATTGGAGAAACGTGGCAAGGCGAGGAAGAGGGAGATTATTAATAACATTCGTGATATAGAATCAATTCAAGACATTAAACATTACGTACACAAAGGGGAAGAACATGCAAATAAAAGTGGATATTGAAGACTTTGAGAAAATCATGGCTGAACAGCTTACTTCAGCTATTGAAAGCTTTGAACATGATTTAGTTTGTTTGAAAAAAGGTGCACCTAATTACTTAGGTATGTTTAGTTTAGATTTAGAAGAAGACAAACGACAAATTAAAAAGATGATTAAAGCAATGAAACGTGTACGCACTTGGTACGGTGTAGGCTATGAACTATAAAGAAATAGAGGAACTAGCAGGACATAGACAAGTGTCTGCATGGGTTATAAAACTTGTTAATGATGCTATAGCAATAGAGCGTAAAGAGTGTGCGAAGGTAGTAGAAGATTACGCAGATTCACTTGGTGAAACTGGTAAGGACTATGGTGACGCTATTCGTGCAAGGGGAACACATGAGCAAAGTTAGTTTAGTGTGGGCAACACCAAATGGTGAACAGCTTATGGCATACATGGCACGTGTGTCTAACCCTACTAACCAAAGTAATGAAGCTACAACAGGTAAGCTTATTAAATATCTTACTAGTAACAAGCACTGGAGTCCATTAGATATGGTTGACATGTGCGTTGAGATAGAGTGTACTAGGGATATAGCTAGACAAATACTTAGACATAAAAGTTTCTTCTTTCAGGAGTTTAGTCAACGCTATGCAGACCCTAGACAGCTATCTTATGAGATAGTTGAGATGCGCTTACAGGATTTAAAGAATAGACAGAATAGTATTCTACCTGAAGCAAACTTAGCTAACGAGATTTTAAAAGATGAGTGGGCTAAACGACAAATGCGTGTAGTTGATTTAGCTAACGAAACATATCAATGGGCAGTAGACAATAACATTGCTAAAGAACTATCTCGTAAAGTATTGCCAGAAGGTCTTACAAAGAGTAGAATGTATATGAAAGGAACTGTACGTAGTTGGTTACATTATATACAAGTAAGAACAGATGTTAGTACACAGAAAGAGCATAGAGAAATAGCAGAGAAGTGTAAGACATTACTAGTAACATATTATCCATCACTAAAGGATTGTATATGAGTAGAGACACTTTAAAGATGTTACATGATGCAAAGAAGCATGAAGAACCAGAACCTATAACTGATACAGAACTGTTACAAGAAGCATACAAAATCATTGAAGAGTTACAAGCTAAACTAGCAAAACACTCTTGTAAAAGATGTGAGAAAAACTATTTCTAAAGGAGCAACATGATTAGTGAAATTGATATTAGAGATTGGGATATGCAGCCTCTAACGAAACTCTACGATGTCGAGAACAACACTCCTATTAAGACAGAAGATGGTGAAATGTTGCTATTTAGACACATAGATGGGATGTATAGCTATTGTATATCCCTTTCGGGAGAAGAAATCAATCTAGCTGCTTGGGCAGATGTTTACCCCTTCAAGCCTAAATGAGGAACGGTGGTAAATGGACTGAAGCACGATATAGAGCCTTTGTTGTAGGGGCTTTAAGATCAGCTACAAGACGCTATCCCCCTAGAAATGCTGCTTTACAGAAAGCTTACGTAGACAAACGTATTAGCAAACGTAGCGGTAGACTAGCCAAACATTATAAGTGTGCAATATGTCGGAAGTTGTTCACAAGTACAGACGTACAGATAGATCATATAGAGCCTGTTGTAGACCCTAAACAAGGTTTTATATCATGGGATGTTTATGTTGAACGTATGTATTGTGAAGAAGACAATTTTCAGGTATTATGTAAGCCTTGTCACAAGATAAAAACTAAAGAAGAAAGGGAATCAAAATGTTCGTAGACACAGACATGGATTCAGCATTAGAAGAAGCATGGGTGTACAGCACTGTTAAAGACTTTGAATATATACTCAGCAGTGATAAATATTCATACATTGATTTAACAACAATTATGAGTAAAGACGCACAAAAAGCGTTACTAGTAATCTTACAGGAGAATAATGATGTCAAATAAACCTGCTGTTATGGGATTTGGTATACGTTTTATTAGTGGCTTTACAGTGGGATTTGAGATACTACCAATTGAAGGTGTGTATTTCCAGTTACAGTTGGGTATTGTAGAACTTGTATTTTTTAATGAAAATATTATTGAGGAAGATTGATGGATAATTATCAAACATTTATTGCAAAGAGCCGCTATTCACGTTTCATAGACAGTAAACAACGTAGAGAACACTGGAATGAAACTGTAGATCGCTACATGAATTTCATGAAAGGCCATTTGCAAGACACTAAGAATTACATTATGCCAGATGAGATGTATAAAGAGTTGCATAGTGCTATTCTTAACTTAGAAGTAATGCCTTCTATGAGAGCTGTAATGACTGCAGGAGAAGCTTTAGAACGTGATAACACTGCAGGATATAATTGCAGCTATTTGCCTGTAGATGATGTTAAGAGCTTTGATGAAGCTATGTACATCCTCCTCTGTGGTACTGGAGTAGGCTTTAGTGTGGAGAGTAAATATGTTAATAAACTTCCAGATGTTCCTATGCAGTTGTTTAATAGCGACACTACAATTGTCGTGCATGATTCAAAGGCAGGGTGGGCTAAAGCTTTACGTCAGCTTATTGCTTTGCTTTATAGTGGGGAACTTCCTAAGTGGGATGTTAGCAAGGTACGTCCTGCTGGTGCTAGATTAAAGACATTCGGTGGACGTGCTAGTGGTCCTGCACCATTGGTAAGCTTATTTGAATTCGTTACTAGTAAGTTTAAACAGTCAGTTGGTAGAAAGTTGACAAGTTTAGAATGTCATGATATTATGTGTAAAATTGGTGAAGTTGTTGTAGTAGGTGGTGTAAGACGCTCTGCTATGATATCTTTGTCTGATTTGTCTGATGATAGGATGCGTCATGCGAAAGCTGGTCAGTGGTGGGAAAGAGAATCACAACGTGCACTTGCAAACAATAGTGCAAGCTATAATGAACGACCCTCGGTTGGGGAATTTATGTCAGAGTGGCTATCTCTGTATCAAAGCTACTCTGGTGAACGTGGCATATTCTCACGTGCGGCAGCTAAAGCTACAGTTGCGAAGCATGGACGAAGAGATAGTACATATGAATTTGGAACTAATCCATGTTCTGAAATCATTCTCCGTCCATATCAATTCTGTAACCT